CCATCGCTGGTGTATACAGTAAAGATGTTATCTCAAAAGAAAACGGTGTTAACTTGCAACAATTCGTTGTAGTAAGCGCAACTGCAACGGCTGGCGGTGAGTCAACTGTAGTATTTGAGCCAGCTATTGAGATTGCGACAGATAATGCTTATGCTAACTGTTCAGCTTTCCCAGTTGCGACCGCTGTAGTTACATTTGAAGGTGTTGCTGGTGCAAATCAGTCTCAATCATTTGCTTATCACAAAGACGCTTGTGTATTTGCTACAGTAGATCTACCAATGATCGGCTGTACAATTGAATCACAAATTCGTGATGAAGAGATGGGGCTCGCAATGAAACTCACTGGACAAGGTGACATTACTACCCTCAAGAAAAGAACTCGCTTAGATATTCTATATGGATCAGTTGTGGTTAATCCACTCTGGGCAGTACGTATCTGGGGTGCATAAACAATCAGGGGCTTCGGCCCCTTCTTTTAAGGATTTTTAATGAAATGGATGTATAAAGAAAACGCTGGTGTACTCGCTAAAGGTAAAGAGATAGGGCAACTATCCGAGTATTTCACACAAGATAGACCGAAAGATTTAAAGAAATTTACTCACATTACCTTTCATCAGGCTATCAGTATGATCCATGGGGCTAAAGAGTCCGTAAAAGAAGAGATTAAGATAGAAGAAGCTAAGACAGAAGAAAGCATTGATTGCTCATCATGGAATAGGCAAAAGTGTGATAGTTTTTTAAAAAAGAATGGTGTGATTATACCTAATGAGAAAGGTGTTGTTGCAGGGCGTGAAGCCGTAAATAAATTTATAAACGGGTAAAGTATGGCTACTGTAGAGGAAATGGTTAAGCGAGCATTTAAGCTTGTTAGTATTGTAGGGAACAATGAGGATTTTGACGGAGCCGACATTGACGATGCTTTTCTACAGGTAAATGGTATTATAGAGCAGTGGAACTCTGATAAAACCGTTTCCTATGCAATATCTAAAGATGACTTCCCTTTAACGCCAAACAAGAAAGATTACACTATAGGTGCGGGCGGTGATTTTGATATGGGGAGACCTATTGAGATCATGAACGCATACCTTACAGATATAAACGGTAGTTCGTACCAAATAAACATGATGCAAAACAATGACTACGACTCTATCACACTTAAGGATACAAGCGGCTCATGGCCTAACTTCCTATTCTTTAACCCGTTATATCCATTGGCAGAGATAACCTTATGGCCGAAACCTACCGTAAACTATACTATACATTTAAGTACTTGGATAGGCTTTACACCTTTTACAGCTAAGACCGATACAGTCAACTTACCAACAGGATACTACGAATTACTTTTGTATCAAACAGCTGTAGAGATGTGTTCTTACTTCTCTATGCCAGTACCTCCGAGAGTAGAGAAGAAGCTTTACAAATTAGACAGGACTCTACAGTCTTACAATTACAACTTACTTAATCCTAAGATTGGAATAGACACCCCGACAAGCGGACGCATAACAACGCCAAATACAACTTATATCCCAGAGGGTATTTAATGCCTAGAGTAGAGTTAGCGGGTGGTGTAAATGGAGACAGTGCAACCCAGTTTAGCGCTGAGGAATGCATAAACATGCGGCCAATAATAGATACATACAATAGCGGCAAAGGTAACGTTAAGCTAGTGGAGCATTTTGGGACAATTCCAATCGGTGGCCTAAATGTAAAGTCATATGAACGACTTTATTGGGCCTACACGTCATCAACCAGAGAGACATTTGCGTTTTTATGGGCGGTAAACAATGTTGCAAGTGAGTTTATTACCGTAGTTAGATATGACGAAAATGGTGTACAGACAACCTTTAAGCTAGGAACAATATCGACTAACGGGTACCCAGATAAGATAGAAGTTATAGATAACGGAACCGTACTATCTATACTTGTCATATGGGAAACAACCACACAGTATCATGAGTTGTATTTTTACAACTTTGCCACTGAATCGCTAGACCTTTGTACCACACCTTCAGGCACTTGGTTTGTACAACAAACATATAAAGATACTTATTTTGCGTATGCTGACCGTAAAAACGGAAGATTTTATATATCCGATAATAACGCCTCAAATCCATTAGCCGCAATTAATCCGCTTGACTTTGGGACACTTGAAAGTAATCCAGATAAGGTTAACGGGATAGCCGCTATAGGCAATGAGCTCGCTGTATTTGGGGATAATTCAATAGAGTTCTTTTATAATTCAGGTAATGTTGATTTTCCGTTTGAGAGAAATAGTGGTGTATCGCAAGATATAGGGCTAAAAGGCAGATATTCAATACAGAGAATAAGGAATAAACTTTATTTTCTTGGCGCTGACGGGTCTTCTGAAGGTACCGTTTTTGTATTAAATGGATACATACCTGAGCCATTGTCAAACCAAATAGGATCTAGCAACAGCCTTAATATACCGTTTGATGTATTTTTACCAGATTCTTACAGTTATTACGACGGTAAGCACGCTACATATATTTTATATAAAGGCGATTATAGTGTAAATGAGGCGAACTATTATACTATAAAATACGCTTATGATGTTGATACTGGCTTATGGTCTACTATATCACTAATAAACAATTCTGGAGAGTACATTGGTACACCTTCAGTGTCTGTTGTCCCTTATTTTTCCAGCCAAATACAGGTGGGCGTTCAGGAGTTGATATCAATAGGTAAAGACTTTATTTATGGTTCGGGTAGCGAGGCAACAATAGGCGTTCTATCTACATCAAGATCACTTAAAGAGTCTCAAGATACTGTTACAGAAGCAGAGCCCACCACAGCTAACTATCTACCTATATTGCCTAGGTTGAGAACCTTGAAGCATATGGTTGTTGAAAATCGTGACGTTCTATATAAATCTTTTGAGCTTGACATACAGAAGGATGTAGCTAATGTAGACGATGCAGATCCAACCATAAGCATATCAATGAGTAAAGATGGCGGTATGACTTTCGGTACGCCTAAAGTGGTTCGCATTGGTGGAACAAATGCACAGCAAAGAATAAGGATTAAAAGACTTGGCCGTGGTCGTGATGTGGTATTTAAGATAGAATCATCTAGTCCTGTACAGCAAGAATGGTTTACAGCGTATTTAGAGTATGAGGTTTTAGATGACTAGAATAGCCCCTATAAATAAAAGCATGTCAGTTCTTGAAGGTAAGACTAATTTCCTAAGTGGGCTTTTGTTGCGGTGGCTTAAGGATCTATGGGCGTACACAAACGACGGTATCTATAGCCCAGTGATAACTAATACGTCAGGGATTCAAACAATAACACCGTTTGAGAGCTTCTGGTTTAAAACAGGCAACGTTATAACTGTATCTGGCAGAATCGACATAACTCTTACTAGTGGTGGGTTTCAACTTGCGTCATTTGATATGTCGTTACCTGAAGTAAGTCAACTTACTGGTGGGGAAAATCTCTCAGGAAGGCTAAACCTATATACTTACGATGGTGAGATGGCTGGAAGAATGGGCACCGATGTAGCTAGTTTTTCAGGTTCTATTTTTGAGAATGGGTCAGGGTCAGAGTCTTATTTTAGTTATACGTATAGAATTAAATAGGCTAAATGTATATAGCCACACTGTAAATTAATTTATTATATTTAGAGTATACCCGAGTAATCGGAGGCTCTAAGTAGCTTAAAGAAAGAAAGGGTATACCATGGGATTAAGCAGTTTATTAAGAAAAGCCAGAAATATAGGGCCATCAATCGATAACCCTTTTAGTGGTGATAAAATTTCACCAATCGACCTTATCACCATGGGAGCCACTAAGGGAGCAAGAGACGTTACCCCACAGGCTCAGGATGTTTTTAGAGATACTCCGATCGTAGGTAATTTAATTGACGCTGAAAGTTCAGCAGATATAGCGGCTGGACAACAAAGCAATGCATTAAATCAAGCCCAAGAATATCAAGAAAGAATGTTTAAGCAAGCGCAGGGAATGCTTAGTCCTTACGCTGATGTCGGCCAAAACGCAATGCTCGGAACCATGGGTGAAGATGGTGTTCGTTCTGGTGGGTTAGTTAATGATATAAATTCTGGAAAATATCTACAGGATGACTTTAGTTATGGTGGAACTCAGCCTGAATTTAGTTATGGAGGCAAGCAAGTAGGTGCATTCGACTACAAGGGGCCTCAAATGTCCTCTAGTGTCGGGTATGGCGGGCAACAACCTGACGCGTTTAACTA